TGAGCTGGATGCGGCCCTTCCGCTCGTTGTGGTGCGGCGACAAGACCCAGTCAGTCTTCGTCACGGTCCATGCCGGGGAAGGGTGGGTTGAGCGAGCCGACTCCCTCCTTCAGCGCAGGGGCCAGCAGTCGGGCACGGTCGATGGGCACCTTGATGATGGCCAAGATGAGCACCGAGACGATGTTGTTGCTCACCGCCACGATGAACGCTGGCCCACCACCCATCGCGCCGACGACGGTCAGTCCCGCGCCCAGCACCAAATGCACACCCAAAAGCACCCAAAGCAGGTCGAGGTCGCCGTCTTTGGTGCGGAGCAGGGTGCCCTTAGGCATCAAGCTTCCCCTCAATCCGGGCGACCCGGTCGGAGGCGTCGCGAATCAAGTTGAACACTTGGCCCAGGTCCTGCCGCATCTGCGCCACGTCCCGCTCCATACTCTGCACGGTCCCGCGCAGGATGCCATAGCTCAAGGCCCCGCCGACCAAGGCGGAGATGATGGGCACGAGTAGGGAGATAGCGGGGGCGGCGTTGGTAGACTGAATCACGGTTGAGCTGGCGCCGGTGATGAGGGCGATGGCGAAGGGGGCGGTATGGTCGGTCATGGGACGATGACTTCGGGAAAGGGAGCAGGAAAGGACTTGCCGACATCGCCCTTCACGCGACTAATAACGTCATCGAGGACGTATCGCTGGAAGCGCGTGCGAACCTGCGCGTCATCCATCTTTGAGGTGTCGATGCGCTTCGAGGCGAGAATCTGCCGGATTTCCATTGGGTTCATCCGCTGGATGTCCCGGTACTGCTGATTCTGCGTGACATCGGAAAGCACCTGCCGAATCACTCCGCCAGTCGTGCGCTGGCGCTCAGCGAACGTAGCATCGCTCTCGCCCTTGCGCTGTGCCAGCGCCGTCGGGACCGCACCCGTCCGCTCAATTTCACGAAGCAGTGGGTCAGTGGCCGTCTTTACGCGGCTCGTCTGTACCGGGCTGAGGAGCGACTGAAGCAGCCCGCCCTGCCGCTGGAGTGGTTCACCCAGCGCCGTCAGACGCTCTGGCAACTGCGCGGAAGCGCCCGGCAAGCCAGACTGTATCATGCGGCCGACGCTCGTCCCCTCTCCTGTCCGGGTCTGGCGCACCGTCTCGTCCATCCCGCGCGCCACGCCACGCACCAAGCCCGACGCGGGGATGAAGCCCTGGGCCATCCGGCCGAGGTACTTGGTCGCCGCCTCACCACGTCGCCCGGCGGCACTGGGCCGGAAGATTTCAATCAGATCGCGCACGCCCGACACCATCGGCAGGTCATACACCGCGCTGGCCGGGGCGGTCGCCGCCCCCACCACGAGCGCAGCCACATCCGGGTCCTCCTGTTCCAGCTGGTGCATCGCCGCGCCGATGGTCATCAGGTTGCCGAACGGCGACAGGCGATTGATCTGCACCCAGTCGTTCCCAATCTTGGCGCTGCCTTCGGTGCGGCCAGTTAACTCCCACTGCTGGCGCGTTTTCTGGTCCGACGGATAGAAGCCGCTCATCCGGTCGTTCTTCGCTAGGAGGTAGCCCGCCGCGATGGCGGCCGTCCCGACCGATGACCGACCGAGGCCTTCGACGATGCGCTTCTGAAGCGCGGCGTTCGGCGCGCCTTTGCTAATCATCTGCGAGAGGTTAATCAGCGGACGGATGCCGCCAATCGGGCTATAGTCGATGATGGTCGAGGCGATGTTGGCCGGCGTTTTGACGAAGGGCATCACCAGCGACGCCGCTTCCTTCGAGATGCCGAAGCGCTGCATCACCTTGCCCAAGCTCTCGCGGGCACCCGAGGCAGCCTGCGCCAAGTCCGAATCCTGCCGGAACGTCGACACATCCGCATCGAGCATCGCCTGCGCCTCCATCTGCGCTGACGGCTTGCGGACCAGCGTCTGCACTTCGTCGGCCAGCGCCGCACCCTTCAGGCCACGCGCCTTGGCTAGGATACGCGCCTGCTCTTCCAGCGAGCGCGTATAGGCCACGGTACGGAAGAACTTGTCTTCCGCCGCGAGGCTTCGCATCACGCCCTGAAAGTAGGCGTTGGCGATGGGCGAATCGAAGTTGACCTGGCGCGGGATGTCCATCTTGGACAGGTCGACCTCGCCCCGGCGCAAGACATCCAGTGCATCGATGACGCCCTGCTTGGCCCCCTTCATGCCCATCGTCGCCAGATCGGATAGGTCGAGGTCCTTGGTGCGCTGGCCCGTCACGCGGCTCAGGAGTGCATCAAAGAAGGCGGCTGGCACATCCTTGGCCGTCTCCAGTCCACGCATGCCGACGTTGCCGGTCATGTTGATGATGTGCGTCTTCGGATTGGTCAGGAGGTTGGCGCGGAAGATAGCGGCCACCTTCTCGCCAAACGTCGCCTTCTGCACATCCCGCCCCAGGCGCATGAGCGTGTCGAGGTCCTTCTCGTCCGCTGCCTTGTAGATAGCGGCTCGCTCCGCGTCCGACAGCGTGCGCTTGGCTAGGTTCTGCAAGCGTCCCAGCCAGACCGATGGGTCTGCCGTCTCTAGTGCCGACATCCGCATCGCTGACAGGTCTTGGGCGGTCATCGTACCCTGCTTGGCGATGACATTGATGAGGCCGTTCGACTCCTTCTGGAGCCGCTCCAACACCACCCGCGACGTCGCGGCATCCTCCGCACTCTCAAACGCGCCGGCGGTGAGGCGCTTGTACAGCTCATTCTCTTCAGCCAGCACCTGCTTGAGCGCCGTGCGGACGCGCAACAGGTCGTCACGGCCGATGCGCTCGCCGTTCTTGGTCCGCACCATAACCTCGGCCGGCGAGATGCCCATCTCCTTGGCGACACGATCCCGCAGGTCGAGGAAGGTCTCTGGCGTTTCCAGTCGGCCGAGCTTCTCCCCCGGACGCGCCGGGAGTCGGCCTGCGATATCTGTCTCCTCGACGGCTCGCTGCGTGGCTGTCAGGAGCCGGCGCTGCACATCTGGGTCATCACTGAACCGCGCGACGTTGATATAGTCTTCCGGCGTCACGTTGGCGGGGACTTCGCCCGCCCGCGCAATCCGTGCCGTCTGTGCGTCAAGCTGACGGCCCGTCGCCTCCACACCCTCCTTGAGCGGCGCAGCAGGCACCTCAGCGGCCTTCGCCGCCTGACGTCCAGGGACGGCGCCACCCACCGCCGAGAACAGGAGGTTCTCTGCCACGGCACCCGCCCGGCCGGGGAGGACCATCCCACCCCCCTGCTCGCTCAGGCCCTGCAACACATCGACCGGCGCATTAACGGCGGTCTGCGCCAGCACGCGCTGACCCATGGGGGCGGCTCCGCGCAACGCAGCGGCGGCCCGTGGCGCGAAGCCACCAATGACGCGGCCCGCCGTGCCGGCCGTGCCAATCCCCGTGGCTATCCCGCCCAGCGCCTGCCCGGCAAACTGACCAACCTTGCCCGCCGTCCCTCGCGGATCGTAGAACTCCTGCGCCAATGCCTCTTGCTCACGGGCAAAACGCTGAAGCACATTGTCTTCGGCGCCGAGCTTCTCTCCGAGATACCCCGCGCCACCAATCAGCGACGTCCCGGCTTTTGACAGGCCAGACGCCACGCCGCGACCAAACTCCTCGATGGCACCGCGCCCCTCCTCTGCTGGCGGAGCTGGCGCCTTCACCGGCTCCGGCTCGGCAGTGGCCGTGCGGAGGCGGTCGTACTGCCGATTGACGAACGCCTGATAGCCGCTATCCGTCCGATACCGCTGAAGGTTCATGCCGAGCTTGGCGGCATTACCATCAACGAACGACCGATAGCCGGCGTCCTGATCATAGCGCGTGAAGTTGATGCCTAAGCCTGACATGGGGCTTACAACCCGAAGTTGCGGAGCTGGCGCTCAATCGTCGCCAACTGGCTCCGCATGTTTAGCTTGTCGATGGAACTACCGAACCGGCCAGACGACTCGACTTCCTGAAGCGCCGCCTGCAACTGATCCCGCTGCCGCACGAGGGAATCCGACGTCCGCTGCCGGGCCGCGCTCAGTCTCGGACGCGCGGGCTCGGCTGCACGCGGAGCGGCCGAAGAAGCCTGCGGCGGCGCTTTCTGGGTCGCCTTCAACGTATCCGCATAAGCCTGGTCACTAAAATCTATGCCAAGCCTACCGAGCGTATCGGGGATGGCGCTATCTTGCGAAGCCTTTTGCCGCACGGGAGACCCAGTGCCAGTCGTATCTAATCCGCCCTTCGTATCGGCGGCCACGGCAGTCCCCATGGTAGCCGCTTCACGAATCTGCCTTGCCGCCGCCTTCAGCTCATCTGCGTCATATGCTGTGCGTGACCCAGCATAGCCAGGCTTGCCCTCGCGCACCATCGTGGCGATGGTAGATTCGACCAGTCGCTGAACACGATCTCCCTCGTCAGCTCCGGCTCGCGTTGCGAGGCTCTCACGGATGGCACGATATTCCCTCTCATCCGCGGTGTAGCGCCCATATTCAGGATCAAACTCGCCCTTCACCTTCCCAGCCTTCTTGAGCACATTGAACGCCTTGCGCTCCTCCTTGAGCGTATCAGCTGTCTTGAACTCTTCCAGCACCCCACGCTCCGCTCGCGCCGACTCCAGTGCGTTGGCGAGGGCAGCGGCCCGCGTCTCGGCGGCACTGGGGAGCATAAACGTCTGCCCGCCCACCGTCTGCCGCATGGCGCCACGGCTGCTGGCCGGGCCACCGGCCTGCTCTGCGGCGGCAAAGGCGTTGCCGACCCCAGACAGCGGGATGGCGCTCGGCACGGGGCCAGCGACCTCCTCGCCCATGCCGGCAATCTGCGTCCCACCTGAGCGCAGGATGTCCCGCTGCTCGGCTCGGATGCCAGCCTCTTCGAGCGCCTGACGACGCTTGCGCTCCTCGTCCTCCATCTGCTGCTTGCGCTTGCGCTCTTCCATCTGCACATAGCCGCCCGCCGCGCCCCCGATCCCCGCCAGGGCCGCCTGCAAGGCCGTCATCACACCACGTCGTGCCATTGGTTCATGTCCTCAAAGTGTCGAGTGGTGGGTTACTTGGTGCCAGACTTCTTGCCGCCAGGGGCGCCGGTATCGCCACCGCCGGGGGCGCCACCCGTATCATCCTTGGGGCCACCCGCGTCCTTGCCGCGCTTACGCTCCATTTCCTTGTCATCAGCCGTTTCATCCTGGCCACCGATGTTGGCGTTCGGCACCCCCAGCGCCTTCATCAGCTGGTTCAGGAAGCCTGCCGTGCCGGTCGAGCCGGACTGCGCCAAGATGCCGGCCAGCTGGATGAAGAGCTGGTTCTGCTGCTGCTGCTGGTTGAACGCCTGCTGCTGGGCGGCGAGAGTGTCCTTGCCCCCAACCTGCCCCGTGAGCTCGCCCATCCCCAGCGTCTCGCGGAGCTTGATGTCAGCGTCGAACTGCTTCTGAGCCGCCGTCAAGCGCTCACGGTCCACGGCGATGCCCTCACGGCGCAGCGCCTCTTCGGTCGTCAGCTGATCGCGCTGGAGGCCAATCGTCGCCTCGTTCCGTGCCTGCTCGATGTCCAGCGACCGACCCTGCAAGGCCGCCTGCTGCTGGAGGGTCTGCGCCCGGTAGTCCACCTCGGCCGCGTCACGGGCTTCCTGCAAGGTGAGCGAGCGGCCCTGCAACTCCGCGTCCTGCTTGATGCGCGTGGCATCGAGGTCCAGCTGGCGCGTCGAGATACCGAGCTGTTGGAGCCGCGCATCCTGCTGCTCCTTGAGGGTGCGGACGAACCGCTGTTCCTCCGCCCCGAGGGTGGACTGGAACTGCGCCTCACGCTGCCCCAGCTCCTTGAGCTGGATGCCCTGCCGCGCCTCTTCCAGTCGGCCTTCCTGCGCCAGCCGGGCCTGCGCGAGCGTCTGCTCGCCACGACCAAGGTCGCCTCGCAGCGCCAACTCCTCGCGGTTGAACCCGAGCTGTTCGCCGAACTGCGCCTGCTGGGCCGCCAACCGCTCGCGCTCCAGCTCTGTCGTGACCCCGAACTGGGCGGCCTGCTGGGCCTGTGTCGCCGCGAACTGCTGCTGCTGGGCCTGTAGCCGCGCCTCTTCAATGGTCAGCTGGCGGCCCTGCGTCGCGGCCTCCTGCTGGAGCTGCTGGGCGCGGAGGTCCAGCTCGCGGCCAGAGAACCCGGCCTGCTGGAGACGGGCCGCTGTCTGCTCGGCCAGCGTCTGCCCGAACTGCTGCTCCTGCGCCGCCTGCCGACGCTCGGACAGCCCTAGTTCACCCAAGCCCAGCGCCTGCCGAAGCCCCAGCTCCATCTCCTGGAACCCACCCGCCTGCTGCGCCTGCGCGGCGGCCAATGCCTGCCCGCGCTCGAACTCGGTCTGCTGCTGGCCGAACTGGGCGGCCTGCAAGCCCTGCTGGAACTCGGCCGCCTGCGCCACGCGGTTGGCCTCGAACTGGGCCAAGTCCTGCGCCCCCGCCAGCTCGGCGAACTGGCTGGCCGCCTGCATCGCGGCAAGGCGATCCTGGGCCTGCGTCTGGGCCGCCTGCTGGAGGAGCTGGACATCAATGTCGGCCAAGGCGCGGGACTGCGCCCCTGCCAAGCGCCCGAGGCCGGAGCCGGCGATATTAGACGCCGACAGCCCACGCCGCGCCAAATCCTCGTTCAGCTGGCGCTGCTGCTCCGCGTACTCCGACTGGAGGTTCGCGGCCTGCGCCCCGCGAATCTGCTGGAAGGCTTGCGTATCGAAGCGGGTCGGCTGCGCCAGCTGCTGCTGGAGGGCGCCAAGCATCCCCGTCCGAGCCTGCTGGGCCTGCTGGGAGCCGCCGAACTGGGCGAAGGGCTGGCCCTGTGGGGCGGCCGGCGCCGGACGCGCCATGCCCTGCTTCTGGAGCTGGGCGAAGGTCTGCGCGGGCTGTTGGTCTTGGGTCTGGCGAGGGCGGGGCTGCTGGCCGAACATCGTGCTGATGCCCGCCCTAGAGCCCTGCTGGCCAGCGCCAGTGGTGCCGAAGAGGTTACTGTAGCTGCTGGTCGATGGCTGAAGCTGGCGCGGCGCCTCCTGCGGCGCTGGCGAGGTGCCATAGGTGCGCCGATATTCATCCTCGTTCATTACGATTTGCGACATCGGTTAGCCTCGGGGCTGGGTGGTGCCAACACGGCCCATCTGGGACTGGAACATCGGCATCAGGAGCTGGGCCAACCGATCCCGCGCCTCCTGCTCGCGCTGGGCCTGCTCTTCCTGGAGCTTGAGCTTCCGCTCCTCAATATCCTGCTCCATCCGTCCCCCGATGACGGCCGCCAATGGGGTGGCCGTGGCCTGAATTAGGGGGGCGTACTCCTTGGCACCCCTCATCGTCGCAGAGCCGATGTTGCCGAGCCCAGTCAGCACCTTCTGCAACCGGCCGGGCTCTGGCATCGGCGTCGGAGTAATGGCTGGCGCCGACGACACAGGCGGCGGAGTCACAGCGCCCGGCATACGCGGCGCCACCGTCGTCGTGCTCGGCCCAGCAGGGGGAAGCGCCGGCATCCCGCTAGGTCCCGCCATCCGAGCGACCATCTCTCGCGCTTCGGCCGGGTTGGCCGAGGCCAGTCGCCCGGCCTCCGTCACGCCTTCAGGGAGCGGTCGTGCGGCTGCCGCAGGCGCAGGGGCCGCCGCAGCGGCCTGCCCGGCCCCGAGCTTCGCGCCAGCCATCCCACCAAGCTGGCCGAGGCCATACCCCGTCACGGCCCCACGCGCAGCCTGCCCAAGGTCAAGACCAATCCCGCCCTGTCCGGGCCGGTCCAGCCCACGGGCCAGGCCACCCGTCACCGCGCCAGCAATCCCAGCGCCAGCCCCCGGCACCAACAATCCGGCGAGCACCGGCGCCGCCGCCTGCACAATCGCCTTGTTGCGGTCATAGGCGCCCGCGAGCCCCCCACGCTTCCGCTTCTCGGCCTCCATGCCATACTTGGCGCGGACAGCGTTACGGGCCGCGAAACGCTCCTCGCGGCTCTTCAGTCGGTTTGCAGCAGCCATCTCATCAGCGTAAGCCATGGGGGTACTCGGGGGATCAGGGGTTAGACAGCAGGGGCCGGCTCGGCCGCCGGCTGAATCTCAGGCTTCACATACACGGCATTGAACACGTCCAGCCGATAGCCCTCGGCCGGGTCCAGCTTGTCCGTCTCAAAGGCAATCTTGGCCAGCTGCTCCTGCTCCAGCACGAAACGCTGGACGACCTGCTGGCAGAGGATCTGGACGGCGGGGCTGACGGGCTTGGTCTCTTGCGACATACGAGGCTCCTTAGCGGCTCTTCCGCTTTAATGCGGCCTTGCGCGATACCCGCTCGGGCATCTTGCCATAGGCCGACTTGGGGGTAGCCTCAATATACTCTTTGGCCACAGACTTGGGCATCCCATCCTTGACCTTCCCGGCCGCAGCGGCATACGCCATCCGGGCCTGTGCTTTGCTTTTCAGGGGCATTACTTGCTCCTCGCCACGGCGGCGTTATCGACCAAATTCGGCCAGACGCGCCCCGCCGCCTTGGCTCTCGCCTTGGCCCTGGCCTTCTCCTTGGGGGTCAGCGTCGTGGGCTTCGTATCCTTCGGCGCCTCTTTGCGCCAGAAGGCCATCTTCCGCTTCGCCATTACGGTAGCTCCAGTGATGATCCGTTGAACCACGCCGCCGGGTGCGCCTCGGTCCCCAGCACATCGTGCCGACACTCATGCGCCCACAGCGCCGTGTTGCGTTCGTGCCGCTTCAGCACCACGATGACCCGGCTGTGCTTCCAGTACTTGCCCCAATGCGGACTGCCGTCGGGGAAGCGGTCGCCCTGATAGACCCCGTAGCGCAGTCCCTCGGGATTCGCATACGCCGCCGCCGTCCCGCGACCCGTGACGATGGCGTGCTGGGTCCACCACAGCGCGTCAATCGGCGCACGGTCGGTCACCGGGAACACCGAGACGCCCCACTCGAACGGCTGGGCTTTGGCCCCCAGCCCGAAGGCGCGAAGGACTTGCCGCCCGATGGACGCCAGCCAGCGTATCACGCTTCCAGCGCCTCAAGGCGGGCTTCCAGCGCCTCGATGGTTCTCTGTTGCTTCTGTATCGCGCAGACCAGATACGCCGCCACGCGGTCATAGGTGACGTAGTTTGGCGTCCCCGCTTCGCCGCCCTCATCGTAGGTGCAGAGTAGGGGGGCAATCTCTTGCATCTCTTCCGCAAGGAACCCGATATACCGCCGCTGGTCCTCGTCCGTCTTGCCACGATAGGTGATGGGCCGCATCGCCAAGACCGCATCGAAGGCATCCTGCTCGTCCACACTTTCGATGTCGTGCTTGTAGCGCACGGACGAGGTGGAACGCGCCATATCCCCGCCCGCCCCAACCCACACGTTTGCCGCGCTACCCGTCGTGTTGTTGTACGCACCAAGCGCCTTGAACTGGCTTGAGGCCACATATAGCGACTCACTACCGCCGGTATAGAGCGAGGCCACGTTGGTCGCAGATTCAATCAGGTAGGTATCACCCGTTGCCGCCGAGCCGTCGATGTAAAACTTATTATTTGAATTGATAGCAAAATCGCCCCCCGACGTGATGCGGGCGTGTGAACTTGCTACGCCGTTCGCACCGAAAATCAACGCGCCAGACCCCACGCTGTTGATATAGGCATTGCTGGATGACCCTGCGTTCAGTTGCAGGTATGCGTTGCCGCCCGTACCACCAGTGACCTTGACAGTGGCATCGCCTGAACCAGATACCTCAACGGTCTTTCCGGTGCCACTCGGACTCGCCGTCCCCACGCCCAGATTCCCACTCGCATCCAGCTTCATCAAATCCGTGAACGTGATGGCATTGCCCGCAGTGCCGGAAACGGCGCTCGACCACGTATGTACGCCAGCTTCCTGCGCGTAATTGGACGCCGCCCCCGTGCCACCGTACTTCCAGCCGCTGTTGTAATACGCATTGGTCGTGCGGTACGAGCTGGCCTGCGAGAAGCCCCAGTCTGCCGTGCCAGCGAACCCACGCTCGATGGCCTTGCCAGCCGACCACGTTGACGGCGTCACCCCGAGGCCGAGGTTGCCGCTGGCGTCGAGGGTCATCCGAACGGTGCCGTTCGTTGTGAACTGCGTTGGATAGTTGGCTTGGTTGCCAAAGACGGCGGCGTAGGCCGATGTGCCAGTCTGAATCGCCTGCCCAGCCGACGACTCAATGCCAATACGCATATCGCCGCCAGTATTGTTCAGGCGGAATTGCGTGGCGTTTGTCCCGCCAGACGTATTGGTGAGTACAATCCCGCTGGTCAGCGTTGAAGTAATCGCCCCGCTCACCGTCAGCGAGGACAGGGTGCCGACCGAGGTGAGGGATGAGGCCGTGACGCCGCTCCCGAGGGTATTGCTCGACAGGACGCTGGTGCCGCCAATCTGGTAGTCGCCCGAGACGACGTTCATCGAGTCGCCCGAGGCCAAGTCGAGCCGGTTGGCCGCGCCACGGGACAGGACCACATCGGCCCCGAGCGTCAGGTTCCCCGTGACCGCCAGCGAGGAGAGCGTTCCCACCGAGGTGATGTTCGTCTGGGCCGCCGTGGAGAGCGTCCCGCCCAGCGTGGTGGCGTTGATGGTCGCCGCCGTCACCGTCCCTGTCAGCGTGGGGCTGGCCGACATCACCACGTTCCCCGTCCCTGTGATGGCGTTGGAGACGAGGCCCTTGGAGCTATCGGTGAAGACGGCCTGCGAGGCGGTCAGGGACGAGAGGATAGGCTGTTGGGCGATGGTCGCCACGCCCGTGCTGGCCAGCGTCACCGCCAACGTGCCGTTGTTGGCCGAGATGGTATCGACCTCGATGTCGGTCGCGTTGACCACATCGTCCTTGAGCAGGACCGAGTCGATGGTGACGCCAGCCGCCGCCGTCGTCTCGGCGATGGTGTCGGTCGTAATCTTCTGGCCCGCCGTGACGATGATGTCGTTGGCGCCCGTGGTGTTGCCGTTGGCCAGCACCTCGGCCAGCGTGTCCACCGTGGCGACCTTGGCGTCCACATACGCCTTGATGCTCTGCTGGGTCGCCAGCGCCGTGGCGCTGTCCGAGGCCATATTGTCCTCGTCCAGAATGTTCGTGACCGTCGTCGCCCCGGTCCCCTTGAGGCTGGCGAAGGTGACGAGGCCCGTCGAGGTCACGGCTCCCGCCGTGATGGTCCCCGCCGAGAAGTTGCCCGAGGCGTCACGGAGGACGATGGTGCTGGCCGTGTTGTCCGACCGCTCCACGATCCGAGGCGCCGAGAACTCGACGTAGAGGACGCCGTTATTGCTGTTTGAGCGCAGGACAAACGCGGACGGCTGGTAGTTGCCCGAGGTCGGCTTGGTGGTCGTCAGCCCGCCAGAGGTGTTGGGATACAGGATGTCGCCCACCGCGAAGGTGTTGGTGGCGACATCGGCGATGATGCCGGTGTTGGTCAGGTAGCCCGTGGCGCCTGAGGCGATGGTCTGGTTGATGATGCCGAACGCCACATCCGAGGCGCTGGACACCTTGGCGACCCGAGGGGCGCCGGCGCCGCTGTTGTACCCGGTGACCTTGACGATGTCACCCTTGACCAGGTTCTCGTCGGCGATGACGAAGACGTCGATGTTTGCCGTCCCGACCTCATGCCAGGTCGTGCCGTCATCGTACCAGAGCTTGTAGCTCCCCGTGTCGACGGTGATCCACTTGCGCCCAGCGGTCCCGGCCGTAGGGCGGGAGGCCAGCGACGAGGACTGGACGTGGATGCCCGTGTCGGCGTCGTGCGCGACGTAGGCGGTACGGATGGTGTTATCGTTCCCGCGCACCACGTTGGCGTCGAGCGGGCCACCATTGACCGGCGTGGCAAAGGCAGAAACAGAATGTGAACCGACGGTCGTAGCCATTAGCGACGTCCCAAGGCAAAGGTTTCAACTTGCATGCGACTAAAGACGGGGAGCGCGGCCCCGGAATCCGTGATGGTCAGATCGATGTAATACCCCGTCCCGCCCATCGGCACCCGATAGCTCCGGCTGCCCGACCCACCCCAGACCCCCGTGTCCCAGCTCTCCAGCACCGACCAGATGCCGGCCGAGCTGGGGGGCAGCTGGTACGTCCCGAACGCCTCGTCCGTGGCCCACGAGACGGAACAGTTCTTGGACCCCTTGAGCTGGGCCGTGACATAGCCCCACCGCAGCGCCTTGGCCAGCGCATCGTCCCCGCAGTAGAGGCGGTGCATCTGCGCGGTCAGGGCGTACATCGAGCCGCCCGTACCGTCGGCATTGACGTTGTCGGTGTAGACCAGCGGGGCGTCACAGAGCGAGACGAAGCCATCCGCGTCCCCGCGCAGGACGACCGGCAGGCCGTCATCGTCGATGGCCTCGAAGAAGGCCGTCGTGTCGGGGCTGATGAAGGCGTTATCCCACGGCCCCGACCAGGCGTTCAGCACCAGATGGTACTGGTAGCACCCGATGCCCGGGATGGAAATCCACAGCTCCTTGGTCGCCCGGTTGACGATACACCGGATGTTATCGAACTCGGCGCTGGAGAGGCTGCGGATCAGGGGGAGGAGCGGGTCCGGCGTCTCTGGCGTCCCGACCGGCGCCACCTCCATCTCGTTACAGCGGTACAGCCCGCGCTCGGAGATGAAGTAGGCCACGTTATTGCTGGCCACGATGGACTTGCTGGCGATGGTGCCAACGTCGGCCGTCAGGGCCGCCGGCTGCACCGTGATGTCGTCCTGCCCATAGCCCGTCAAGCGGGAGATACCGCGCCGGTGGAAGATGAGCAGGCTGGTGTTGATGGAGGCCAGCCCGACAATCACCTCATCTCCGAAGGTGCGGACGATGATCTGCCCGCCACCCCCCGCGCCGTAGCCCAGCGTGTCCCCGTTATTGAGGTCCGAGTAGAAGATGCTGTCCGGGAAGCTGCTATTGCCGGTCGACCAGAGCCGCTCGTTATGGACCTGAATGACGCTGGCGTCGACCGTGTTGGCGATGTTCGTCGTCAGGGTTGAGCCGTCCCACTTATTCAAGAGTCCGCCGTCGGCGATATACACCACATCGGCGCCGGTCCCGTCCCGGAACTGGGCGAAGGTCGGCGCCACGCTGGTCGACAGCGTGCCGGTCTCCTGCGTCCAGGTCCACGGGAAGGTGGCGGCATAGGTCGTGGTGAAGAGCTTGCCGTCGCAGACCGCGAGCAGCTCCTCGGCGCCGCTGTCCTTGCTCCAGTTGTAGCCGTTGAGGACCGGGTCGCCGGCCGACAAGGCGGCGGCCGTGCGCTGGGTGCCGCCCCGCTTCGTGATGGCGCCGTAGTCCGTGAGCCGGGCGTTGGCGGTCTGGCGGAGCTGGTTGGGGAGAAGCGCGACGTCGTCCGAGATGCTGTTCAGCCCGCCGTTCATCTGGGGCTGTTGATCGACCAGACGCTCCCGCATCAGCCACCCGCCCAGTCATACTTCTGGTCGGGATAGGCGAGCATCGTCGGGTTGATGGTGCGCCGCCGGATGTCGTCCAGCATCCCCGCCCGGAGTTCCGCCGCCTCGCGCTTCAAGACCTGCGCCGCCCCCGACTCGGCCCCGCCCTTATTCAGGAGCCGGCCGCCCGCCTCGTTGGCGATGATCCACTCCCCGCCGAGCGGGAAGGTGATGGTGGAGGCGTCGGAGATGAGGTCCGACAGCGGGGTCGGCTTGTAGTTGACGGCCACATACAGGCTCGTCCCGCTCGCCACCGGCAGAATCTGCACCTGCTCGCCCGCGATGTAGTAGAGGCGCGGATAGGTCGGCAGATAGTTGGTGGTGGTCGCCAGCGGGACATCCTGGAACCGGGTCTGGGCGTACAGCACGTTCCCGTCCGAGACGGACAGGATGCGGTAGAAGTTCTGCTGGCTGTCGCCGCCCCCGGTATTGAGGTCGGCAAAGGCCACCACGCCGTTCGCGTCCGTGGTCACCGTCCGCATCGCATAGGTGTAATACTGCGAGGCGTTGAGGAGATTCGACCACTCGTCGTCATAGACGACGTTCAGCACACTCTTGATGAGGCTATCGGACCAGCGCGTCGAGTCGACGGCGTCCATCGCCTCGCGTGTGAGTTCGACCAGTTCTGCCCGACTGATGGCCATGCGAGCCTCGGTTAGCGAAGTTTCTTGGGCCGGCCCCGCTTCTGCGGCAGAACCGGCGTCTCCAACGCCTCAGTCAACGCCTCCTCAACGGCGGCGGACACGGGGGCGTCGGCGTTATACTGCTCGACATAGTCCGCCATGTTGCGGACCTCGTCCTTGGGATACTGCCGGAACATCCGCTCCAGATAGGCCGGGGCCTCATCCACGGGGCAGTCCAGCGGCAGATACCCGATAATGTCATGGGCGCTCTGGGGACCGATCTCCCCCTGCTGCACCCGCTCCCACCGGCGGTCATCCCCCTCCCACGCCATACAGACGGCCCAGTGCTGCGCCGTGTACTCCAGGAACTTGAGATGCAATCCGGCGTGGAGCGCCCGGAGCCGCGCCACGACATGCGTGGGCGGCTCGGGCTGGCCGGCTGCGTTCAGCAGCACGGCCATACTTAGACCTCCACGAACAGCTCGACGTTGACCATGAGGTCAACCGCTGCCGTGCCGACCGTGCTGGTCGTGGTCACCACAAACTGGAGCGTGTCGCCGGTGTCCAGCGTGCGCTGGGCATCGGTCAGGGTCGAGAGGAGCGCGACCGCCGTCCCCTCCTTCGCCGTCAGCGCCTCAAGGTCCACATCGGCCGTGAGGGTGACCGCCGCATCCGCCGAGGCGTCATACTTCTGGAGCACGCCAAGGATCGTGCCGCCGGACGAGGCCGGCACCGTCCCCGCCGAGACCACGGCGCGGTTGATGTAGCACTTGGCCGGGTGCGAGCCGAAGTTGTAGGTCGTGGCACCGCTGTTCCCGATGGCCGCATCGCAGCGCCCGACGAGAAGGTTCGGCAGCACGCCCAAGCGCCCCGGCGTCGGAGCAAAGATGTTATAGGGCATGAATTATCCTCGGGTTGGGGCAGGGGCCGAAGCCCCCACCCCGTCCCAGTGAAGGTTACGCGACGTGGCTGTAGCGCGCCGTGTCGGTGTACCCGGTGATCGAGCCATGCGCGTTGCGCGCGAGGCAGGCGAGGTTGCCATAGAACCCATAGGTCGTCTCGAAGGCATCACGCCCCTGGAGCCAACGCCACGGGCCCGCGCCCTCGAACTCCACGAAGCCCCAATCCTTCGCATCCACCCACGAGAGCGAGGGGATGTGGAGGAGGTAGATGGTGCCGGCGGGGACGTAGTAGTCCTGCACGAGCGGGATGCCGCACACCTCAAGCGCCTTGTAGCCGCCCTTGATGGTGGTGGCGAACTCGCCGGCGGTGAAGCGCCGCTGCCCGACCATCGACTCCATGAGCTTCTTGGCAAGCCCCGGGGTGGTCATGAGGAGGAAGTCCTTCGGACGCACCATCGCGTCCTTGCCCGAGCGCCCGGCAATCTTCTGGATGAGATCCCAGATGTCCGACTCGGTCGGCTGGTTGACGTCCGGGGTGTCGGTGCCCGCGACCATGCGGGTGGCGTCCCAAATGCCGTAGGTGGCCGACGAGATGTTGTGGAGCGAGGCGTAGGACCCGCCACGGTTGGTGATGTTGATGAGCCCGTTCATGGCGCTGTTGAACGAGGTGTCCGAGGCAGTCGCCTTGACAATCTTGTCCGTGGAGGCCATGCCGCTGATCGAGGACCCGAGGGTCAGCGTCGCGTTGTCGCCGCTGTTGGTGATCGCGGTGATCTGCGCCCGCCCGAGGACGGCGTTCGCGTTGTCGGTGTCGAGCACCGCGATGTAGTCGCCGACGGAGAGGAGGAGCGAGCCCTGGCCCGCGCTCGCCACGCCGTAGGGCGACGACACGATGATGCTGGTCGTGTTGGTGGCGGTCCCGATGAGGGCCACGACACCGTCCGACTTGTTGTGGAGTGCCTGCTGCATGAGCAGGGTGGACGCCTCCTTGATTTCCTCCATCGTCTTCTTGGCGATGGTGGTGAAGGCGGCATCCTTGGACTGCGTGCCGACGAAGGCGAGGCCGTCAATCTGGCGGGTCGTGTACGCGCGGACCACGCCGACGTTCGCCTGGACTTCGGTGGCGGTGGTGTCAGGCGGGAAGTACCCGGCCTGGGAGAACGTGGCGCCAGCCGGGCGGCCGGTCACGACGTCGAAGAACACGTTGTTACCACCCCAGCGCATGTTGCGGGGGCCGCCAGCGCGACCCTTCTCAAGCTGGGCGAGGAGCGGGGTGACGAGGTTCTGCACCTTCTCGCGGTACTGCGAGTAGACGTTCTTCAGAAGCCCGGTCAGCTCCGCATCCGTGATGATCGTAGGAGCAGGCATGTGTTAGTACTCTGGTGTTGTGTGTGTTAACGGATTGACGACAGGATTTCGTCCATCGCACTGTCGAGGGCGTCATCCAGCGTCTTGGGTTTTCCAGCCTTGGGTTTCCCCTTGTCCGGCGTCGCGGCACGACCCACGGGCTTAGTGGCTTGGCCTAAGGCCCGCTTCGCCTTCTGCGCTTCGACTTGGGCTTTCACCGCAGCTTTCTGCGCCTCGACCACTTGGGGCGGGGTAGCAGTCTCGCTGCGACGGGCATGGGTCATCTGCGCCCACATGGCGAGGTCATTCACGATGTACTGCCGAGCGGCGTCGAACTGGGACGCGGGGAGATAGGGCTGGCCATTGGGCCCCACCTGTGCGTGCAGTTGCATGGCATACGCCATCCGCTCTTCCAACTCCTCTGGCGTCACCGAAGGCAGGGTCTGGGCAATCAAATCCAGAGCTGGCTTCACTTCCGCCTGATAGAACTGCTGTCCCACTTGCTGAATCTGGGTCATCTGCGCTTCGACCCGGACCCGTTCCACCTCTCGCTCCGCGCGTTCGGCCCGCTTCTCGGGGCTGTTCTCCGCCTGATAGGCATCGCGCACGGAGAGGAAAAAGTCTTCATCTTGGAGCAGGCGCTCCAGCTGGGCTTCGCGTTCGGCCAAGAGCTGCGCGTACTCCTCGCGCTCGGTCTGCAACGCTTCGGCCTGCTGTTCGGTCTGCTTGTACTGCTGCTCGCGGGCCTCGTTATAGACGCCGAACTGCGCGAGCTTGACCACCTGGTCCAGCCGGTCCTTGCGGACCTTGCCGTTCGCCTTGTACTCGACGATCAGCGCCGGAATCTCGACCTCGCCTTCCGCATCACGGAGGGTGAACTCGGTCGCCAGCTGGTCCTCGACCACCGGCACCGCGACATAGCCGTCGGGCAGCGCGGGGTCGGTCTCGGAGTCCTCGCCCTCGACCTCGGGCGCCTCCTCCATGGTTTCGTCCCCTTCGTCTGGGGCGATCGCCTCAGTGGGGGTGGGGTCCGACTTCGGCGCCTCGGGGGCGTCCTCGGCCGGGGGTGCGGGGGGAGGGGCGACTGGGACTGAGGAAATCGCAGCCTCAGCGGCCTCCGACAACGCGGTACTGATGTCCATCCGAACTCCTTAGGATTGGCGGGACAGGATGTCCGCCTGCCGTGCGGCG